CAATTTCACCAATATTCCAAGTTAGTGGCATTATTTGTCCTCATCTTTCTGTGATAATTGTTTAAGTGTTATTGCTACCATTAGACCTGCTAATGATATGATTATTACTATTAAAACTGCTTCTACACTTTGATTAAACATCTTATTTCTCCTTATTTGGTTAATTTTATAAATACAATAGGAATAGGCGGAAAACGTTTGTACCCGTTTGTCTTCGTCTACAAGCAAACCCTTTGACAAAACTTGTAGATATAGCTATTAATTGGTAGCTATACTTTAATATGGTTAATTAGTAACCATACACATTTCCCTTAACCCATAGAAAGGATAGGGCTTAGCCTATCCCTATTCTATTTACAACTCTTCCCAGATTCTCCTGTATTGAAATAAATCATCGTTATTGGCAATAAGATACAATGAAATTACATGTTTTCCAAGTTTACTACAATCAGACCCAATGTACGGATAATACATTTGAATTGCACCTTTCCATTTTTTAATGAAGTTGCGATTATCACGAGTATTACCAGAAAGTGTGTATTGGGTAATGTTGAAGTCAGTATCTAGGTATTCTTTAATACTGCCAAGAAAAGCATATTCAAAACATTTATCCGGTACTGGTCGAGGTGTAAATCCATCATTTTTGACTTCATTGTCGAACAGCCATTGTCTTTCCAACATAATAATATGCTGACCATCTGCTGTTGTTTTAAAAAACCTGTAGGGATTTTTCATTGTTGATCTTCCTTTATGGTTGTTGAAATAATAAGCACTTGCTGTTCTAATAGTTCGATTCTATCTTTTAAAGTTAAAATTATCTTTTCTTGTTCTTTTTGAATTTTCATCAAGATTCTAACACTTGATGATAATCTGTCAACTGCTTCATTAACTGAGGAAGCAAAATCAATAATTTCGGTTGCATTTTCACTCATCATAATTACCTATCTTTCTTTTCTTCAAGTTGTTGTTGCCAAATTTCAAAATCCGGATTTTCTTGTATGTCTAAATTCCAATCATATGGCTCTATAACTTCATGCATAATAAGCACTTCTTTTGTTATTGCATATTGCCAATTGCGTCTGTAGTTTTCCATTTTTGGCCCTTTCCACTTGATTTTTTCTGCTTCACTACGTTGATTAATATTAATTACATAATTGTTGATGAATTTTTCAAAATCTTCTGGCATCATTAGAAATAATCCTCCCACTCTTTCCAAGCTTCATTTTCATTTGTTATATCTAACATTCTTAACTTTTGAAGTTTCTCAAGCGTATTTGAATTTACCTTAAGCAATCCAAATTCAACATAGCCTTCGTTTTCTTTAGTTAAAGCTAAATCAATTGCTCGATGTAAATCGACTTTGTAATTTGTTAGAGCAGTCAATCTTTTTTGATTATCAAGATCAACAACTTCAAACGAATAAAACTGTTTGTAATTGTCCGGGTGTGAATTTTCTACACGTTGATTGTTTTTGTATTCTCTCCAGTGCGAAATCATTACGTGTTTGTATTGAATTGTTTTTTCATCATACTTCTTCATACTTGATTCTCCAAGTCTGCTCGCACATTTAGCGTTTTCAATTCTGACTTTTTAATCCAGAAATAATTTGATTTATGAAGCAAAGCCGGCACATACTCTTTGCGGAACTCTATTTCAAATGTATTGAGACCAATCTTTACACAAGGGTCAGCCATACAATAGTCATAGCCGGCTTCTTTTCTTTCATCTAAATACTCTTGTCCACAGTGAATACATTTAGCCATTTTTATCCTCCTCTCTGTTGTTCCCTTTGTTATTGGATTGGTGAAAATTGAAGGTCTTGTTTAGTAATTCCAGCAATTGAATACATACCTGATTTATAAGGCCAAAGAATATGATCTTTGTCAATAGCAGAGAATTTATCATAGTTAGCTGAAAACGCACCTTTATTCCAAAGGAATTGGAAAATCTCGATCATAAACAATTTTTCACTGATCGACAAGTTCATAGTTTTTGTCGCATCAACTAGTTTCTTTCTCTCTTCTTCTCCATCTTTCCAAACACGAAAGTCGTCTGAAAAGACATAAGTATGGTCAAAGTTATAAATTTTGACCGCCAGTTCTTCAATTTTGTTGATGTCGCTTTTCATTATTGCTTCCTTTCTTGAATGCTTTTGATGTTGAATTTACTTGATTAAGCCTTTTGCTTTTCGAACTTCTTCCATTTGTTTTTTGAATTCAACTGCTTCTTTGGCTTTCTGACTGGGGCTGTTTACTCCTTTATTTCCATAACGAACCCACATTATTCTTTCTAGTCGCTTTTCTTTATCAACCTTGTCTAGTTCTGCCAATTTTTCAAGTTCAGCAAGTTTGACTTTGAGGCTACGAATATTGTCGTCTTTTGGTTCTTCAATACAACCATCAATGGTTACATTAATGTCTGATTGTAGTAAATCAACAATAAGCTTTAGTTGGTTGATTTGATTTAGTCTGAGAAATAACTGTTCATTACCCAAATCAATATCAATGCCTTTACGAGTTTTAGTAATAACTCGCATACGAAGTAATGCGAGAATGAATGTAATTTCTTTCTCTGTATCGTATGTTTCACACTGCACAGGAAACTTTGCCTCAACAAGTTTCTTTTTCTTTCGCCTGCGAATGCGACCAGACTTTATCAGGTCATTGAGATTTACTTTGTTTGAGTTTGGATTTTTAGTAGGAGTATGTTTCACAATGCGTGATTCTACTTCTGACATTTTAATTTTAGCCATGGCTATTTACCTTTCTTTCCGTTTGTATAATAGTTGTATTGTGATGGGTGAATAAATGATGAACCATCAATAACAGATGTTCTACGCCTTCTTTTTGGCTTTGTCCAATTTTGAGCATAATCAGAACCTTCGGGATAAACTATTTCAATCCCTTTGGCTTTCAATTCAATAAGTTTGAGTAGATACATTAGTTGTTCACACTCAAACTCAAATCCTTTATCTGTTACTGCGTAGAAATTTGTTTCTTTGCGTTCGGTAATACCTTTGAAGTGAGTAATAGTACCATACTCAACTTTACCGAATGCCAACTCAATACCCAATAATTTCAGATACATTTGAGTATCTGAGAGATAAATCTTGTGCTGTTTCAATGAGTTTGCAATTGATTCAATCAATTGATACTCGTATTCACTCTGTTGTATCATAGATTTATGCCTTTCGTTAGTTAGATGGTTTTTTATATTTATAGTTATTTGTGGTCGTGGTTGCGCGACCTGCCACTAGGGTATCGCATAGAAAAAAAAACAACAACCTCACAGAGAAAAAATATCTTCAAAATGTTCTTTCGCATACGCGATCGCACAGGGCTAAACAGCAGCTGTAAAAACTATATTAAAGGATGATCAGACAAGGATATAAATAACTATTTCGCGGGTACGGTTATGAAGTAACAATAGACCAAATTTAGCGCATATTTACCGGACATTGCTAAATAATATACTAAATGAACTACCCAGGTTTTTTTCTATTTTCTTATGAATTTTAGTATACGTTTCACGAGGTCTCAGGGTTTTCCAATAAAATCAGGTTTTCGAACCAACTTAAAACTCTTCGACTACCTTTGCGTGCTTCTCTATGAATGACATCATAGTTCCCTTGTATTTCATACGCCCTATATGTGTTAATTCAATAGACGGCTCAACCCAAATTTTACCACCCATGTTTTGCCAATACCTGCAAAATCCATAATCTTCAGATAAGAATCTATTAAGATGCGGATCGATGTACGAATTAAAGAAAGCATAGGTCCATTGTTTCTCTTCATCATTTAGCGCATTAGTATCATCATTATACTTCAGCTCCGGATATTTCTTAATCATCTCATGAATGACTTCTCTTTTGATCAACATAAACCCCGTTCCTGCGTCAAAGATTTCTATAGCACCATTGCTTACCTTAAGCATCCTATTGTCTGAACTTTTAACAGGATTGATAACAAACCTAACACTATTTTCCAATAACAGATCTTTCGACACTCCGGCCTTTACATTCTCCTGAACTTTCCCCCAATCTATTTGCTTGATAGGATAGGCTGCAGTAACAACTTCTTTATCATGCCAGAGAAGTTTTATAATAGAATCAGGCTCCCATGCTATATCTGCATCAATAAACATTAAATGTGTAGCCTGATTATAGGCCATAAATTTAGCTACAACATTATTTCTGGCTCGACTAATTAGGCTATCAGTAATTGTACATAGGCCAAATTTAATCCCATGATCTCTAAAATACATCATAGTTTTAACTAATGATAAAACTGTCGGTTCAGAGATTAATTGATCATAACAAGGTATTGCGAATAAGACATTCCATCTAGAAATAGTTTCTTTGTCTATCTGGATTTCTTGAGTTTCAAATAGTGGCAAGGCGAGCTTCTTTCTTCTCAAATTATAACACAAAAAAAGGCGGGGCTTGCGCCCCGCCCGAAAAAATACTAGTATTTATTTCTAAAGTTGCTAATTACGCCTTAACCGGAGTCTTGACATTCTTAACATCTTTTGCCTTTACTGTTCTACTAACAGTAACTTCGGCATCATTCTTTCCCGGAACCCTGAAGTAGAGTGTTTCATTAACTCTGTCGAAGCTGATTTGAACCACAAGATTTAATTTCTTTGCTTGTGATCTAATTCTCTGCTGCATTGAGTTAAATTTCTTTCCAGCCTGAATTCCTGTAATAGAGTATGCCTGTCCATCTTCCGATGACAACACTAATGTATCGATAATTTGCTGAAGCTCAGCATTTGTACGACCAGTTCGTGCAATAACCGGGAAATTACCTGCTTTATTAATTTGCATTTTATGCTCCTTGGGTAGGTGTTTTTTCGTCACCTTTTGGTGACGGGAAGAGACAGTAGCAGACTTTGACCCCCCTTGTGTCACTTTGCTACACTTATTTAAAATATTTTTTCTATTGTGGCTTCTGCAGTAGTTTAAGCAATCCTCTTACCTGTGCAGTAAGCACTGCATTTTGTGCAATCAAATCAGCAATTTTATCCGTAAGAATTGCAATGACATCTGATGCTTCAACTTGTATATCTTTAGCTATATCGATTCTATCCACTTCCCCACCTCCTGACCAGGTATATTAATTTTTTTATCCACCGGAGTGAACTGTCTTAAATTATCATTATACAGACTGACGGCTCCAAAATCTTCTAAATCCTCATCAATTTCCGATTGAATGGAAAAATCTAAAACCTCAATTTCCACTTCTTGCTCAACTGCTATATTTTCTACACAATTGAATACCGATCCGGCTAGAGAATCTGCCATATCTTTTGAACCACCAGACGGGTGATCAATTTTATTATTACTAAAAAGTCTAAGTTTTAACAATTCTTCATTTACCAATATCTCATTCCAATAACCTCTTAATCTTGTATCATATATAGATGTCATTAGTGTGTCATAATCACTCTTCTTTACGCTATGAAAATCTGATGCGATCCCTTGTGCTCTCAAACTCTGAATCATTTCAATAGATTGCCATCTATCAAAAGTAACTTTAGCTACATCAAATTTTCTACATAAATCAACTATCATCTGCCTTACAGAAGCAAAGTTAATCTCTTCACCGGGGGCCGCCTTCCAAGAGTGTAATAAATCTACGTTGATTATTGGAAGTTTTTCTATTCCCATAGATGTCTTAACTTCTTTAAACCCTGCACAATGAGTCATACATAAGGCAGATCTATCTCTTTTAAATCCCAGATCAACATGTATAAATCTTCGATGACCATCTGAATTATTAAACCACTTATAAAATTTTCCATCCTCATCCACTGGATTATCTGCGTACATAAATGCCTTTCTAACTAGATCTTCATCTCTAAAATATGCATCTTCCATTGTTGGTGGTTCACACTCAAATCTCGATGCTGCTTCAATAGGATTTCTTATGTATTCAGATTCAAGATCTGATCTTTTAATTGTCGGATTAACTTCCCATGTAGCGGCCTTTATAAACCAAGTCTTTGGCTCTTTTTTATCTTTAGCACCAAAATATCTCTGTTGAATGAAATCACCTTTATATCTGGGGAAAGACAATAATATGACTTTCCCAACTTCCGGAAATCTTGACATTACAGATAATTTACTCATGTTATATATAGCAGAAGCCGAACCTTTTGCCCTGGTATCACCTTTTAATTCTGCATCTGTTTTAAACGCGGATATTTCATCGAGCACTATAGTTAATACTTCATAACCTTCCCAGCCTTCACTTTCTGAGTGACCGGAGAATAGTCTTACTGGTCTAGAGAAGAAAAATATTTCTGATACTCTAGGTTCAAATCCAACGCCATTAAAATACGGAGAGCTAAGTAGAAGGTTTTTTAATGGTTCGAAGAAGACTCTCTGGGCTTGTTGAGCATTTACGGCAAGATTTAATAAATCAACGTAAACTCCATTCGCTTTACCATAGTAAGCGAGAGGGTCACGCAAACAATGTAACAAATATGCCGTGTATGCGATCGAAATTCTGCTACAATGGTCCTTTCCAGAACCTTTACCCAACATACAAATTACTTCATTATCCGTATATTTCTTATGGTATTCCAGACCATCATGTTCACCCATAACTTTTATCAAAGTAGGCAATTTAAATATTTGCGTACTATGTTTAACTATTTCAAGCTGTATCGCAGACAATGGTGGCAGACCAAGATATTTCTTTTCTTGTACGAATGTTTCAATTCCTACAGGTTCTTCTATCAATTCATCTTGTCTCAACAATCTATCAAAGTCTTCAAATTCCAAATTAATTCCAAGATATTCAGACATAAATACCATTATATATTACAATGGGCACAAAACCCGTTCTCAAATTATGAGAATTTATATAGGCATGAAAACCCGTTCTCAAATTGTGACAAATTTTTGTATACGCCCAAAAACCGGTTCTCAAATTGTGACAGATTTTTGTATACGCCGAAAAACCCGTTCTCAAATTGTGAGTATCGTGCATAAGGGATCCAATATCAGTTCTCAAACTCTGAAGGGTTTGAATTAGGGTTCTCAAATTGTAAGTCTTTTTCATCCACATCATCCGATTCAGAAAAATCAACTTTCTCTCCCGACATTATTTCAAACGCAATCTCAAGCTCCCTCCTGACTTCCTCAGCAATTTTTGGGTGCTTGGCAATAACGTCTTTTAAGATTTTAGAAAGAATTTGATTAACGTTTTCAGCTTTTTGCATTCTTGCAATATATTCACCATCAGCTTGATTGCCGCCCAACAATTTATGAAGCTGAGCTTTTCTTTGAGCAATTTCCCCGGCAAGTTTTATAGCTTGTATTCTTGCAGCAACCATACCATTATCTGTTGCAATCGTAATTGTTTCCCAAGCTTCTTTGCTTAACTGATCAAATTCTTGTAATGCTTTAATTGTATTGAACTGAACTTTTTCAAGAAAATAAGGATCTTCAGCTACTGTCTTATTTAAAATTACTTTATATTCTTCAACGTATTCTTTTACTTCATTTACTTTCAGGCCCATCAAGGCAGCTATCTCGCTATTCCTATATCCCTTTACATGAAGCAATCCAACTTGCTCTACATCTTTAATTTTGTCAATTAAGCTTTTATTTTGAACTACTTCGATATCTGACATAATCTATTTACATACTCCTGCCCAACATGTTCCCATGTAAGATTTTTATTAATAAATTCCGCACCACCAAATGTTTTTTTAGATATTTCATCATAATTATTTACAACATATAACATTTTATCACATAAATCATCGAAATCTGGCTCGGCCCAATCACCGCATCCTTCATAAATACCAAACATATTTTTTGTTCCCCATTTAAAATCAAGAGGAACAGATAATTCTGCAAACTCTGTGCATGCTGTTGCATTAGTACAAATAGTTGGGATACCCTTGGCTATGGCTTGAAATGGAAGCAGACCCCAGCCTTCACCCGATGTAGGGTAGACAAGGCAATCAGCTTGATCATATATTGAAGCCAAATCTTCTTGATTAACTTGCCAATCAATAACTTTTATTCGAGGATGGTCTGTTAAAAATGTTTTCACGTTTGTAATATTATCTTTTAATCTGGCATCTGGCGGTCCATTTGATTTATAAATCATCTCAAATCGCTCATTATTGCCAAACAGTTTTACAAAAGCGTCTACCGACATCTGAGAGTTTTTTCTAGTTGATGGGGAACCTATAGACAAAAAAACAAATTTGTCTTTTGATAGCCGCCTTGGTTTTGCCGGGGGTGAGTAATGAAGCGGATTGACACCAAGTTTAAAATCATATACAGGAATTGTTACACCAGAATTAATAAATACTTCTTTAGCCCACTTTGATGTTGTCCACATTTCATCTGCACTATTGATTGTGTCTAGCCAGTAAAGAGGTATTTTATTTGTTTCCCAGTATGAAAAGCACACATTATATCCAGATTTTTTAGTAAAAAGGTCTGGAACACTATTATGAACATAAATATAAAAATCTTCTGCGGCACCTTTTATATTTTTTTCGTACAAAATAGGTAGTCCAGGAAATAATTGAAAATTATACTGAATTAAATTATTTTCAATTAAATTTAGATGTTTTTTTATATAAGATTTAATATATGCAGAAGACTCGTTATATCCATCATTGTAGGTCTGTGATGTTGCTGTTGTCCATTGCACTTTCATCTATTTGAAATCCAATCTTTCCGCCAACAATTTCCGCTTCTTGCTTTAGTCTAGGAATTCCTAAACCATGAACTTTTATATATTCAACTCTATAATTATACCAGCCCTGCACTGCCTGCCACATTTTATCGTCTGTAGTTTTACCTAATTCTTGAAGTTCTTCTGTAGAAATTAAAAAGCTAAGAACACCTAATGGCATGTATATAACAACATCATAATTACTATCCTTATCTTTTGCATATTTTTTAAGTAACAATTGAAATTGTGTAATTGTATCCTCCACTGGCTTTCCTGCAAAAAAATCAATGTTCCCGTAAGCATTCCTAATACGCGGACAATAATCATCAACTCCAGCTATTGTTCCAAAACTTCTACAGACCATTGGTCGAAATCCATAGATCGTACAGCCATTTTTGTAAAATGCACACCATTTTTCTGTTTTACCGCCAAACTCCCAGGTATCATCATGCATAAGTTCTTTTAGCTTATTAACAATTTCATTAAACCATTGCTTTGCAAATTCTTCACCTTTACTTTCAAGATATAAATAATATTCTTTATTAATATTGTAAGCTATGTTAGCACATTCAGCCATTGGAATTGTTAATCCAATTTTACAACAAGTTCCAGTTCCAAGACATTTAAATTTACCTTCATTTTGTTTTGCCTCTAAAACTCTAATATGATTGTAGAGCATGTCCATTTCAGCAAATATTGCAATATCATTAACAGCAATTCTTCTTTGCATTATCTTTTAAAACCCCTTTTTCTCATTTGTATCTCTTTTCTCCTCTCCCGCTTTCTTTTTTCAACTTGCTGCTGCATAGGGGATTGTGGTCTCCTTTTAGCAGTCGAGCTAAGATTTCTGCCTCTTCCTCTAAATCTAAGTAGCTGATATTTTTCGCACCAATTATAAAGACCTTGAGGGGTAATTTCTATATTATATGTCTGTTTAAGAAGTTTAACAATATCAGTCAAATTCATCCTCTTACGAACATAATGCTCGTACAGCCAACTTTTATCTTTGTAGGGTTCTAGTGCCATCTGCGCTCAACATTAAATAGTACCATAAACCAATACCAATTGCATCGATAATGTCATCATCTTCTAGATTCTCTTCTGTCATTTCAAAATATCCACTAACTATATCTCTTACACGATTTTTTCTTTCCTGCTTCCTACTTAATTCGGTTATAAAATGTTCCTTATCTTCTTTAGAAATATTCTTGTAACCAATACCTCTTTTCCATAATATTGGATTAATATCCATAACTTTAGAACAATATTGCTGAGCAACCCCCCAGGAATAACCAATAATATAAGATATGATCCGACTTGTTTGAAAATTTTGAATATAAACTGATTGCTCTATAACACAATGGGTCGGTTTATATTCTTTACATACCTCAACTATTCCTTCATTTATTGACTCAAATTTAGTAGATATTTCTGATGACTTCGGGAACTTTATTTTCCCACACTTTATTAAACGAGGTCTTTTAAGACCTATCTCGATTACAGCCCAGCCCAATGAATGGGATGATGGATCAATTGATAATACCCGGAGGAAATTGGTCTTGGCAATAGATTTTATACTCACATTCTCTCTCTTCGAAGTTTTTCTTCGTCCCATCCCCAACTCACCAATCTTTGTAAAAATCTTTCACTCTTACATGATTCACATATATTTTCTTTATTATAACGAGATAAAATAGTATCACAGTCTTTAGTTAAACAAATTCTTTTCTTATTTTTATTACGTTTTTTTTCGTAATAATTTTCTAAAAGTTTTTTATTAGTAACTATCCTTCTACATTCTGTAGAGCAATATATACTATTATAGACTTTTGCTTGAAATTTTTGCTTGCATTCCTTATTCTTGCAAATTTTAAAAATACCACTACCCACTATCTCCCCAGCATAAAGAAGCCAAATCACAAGAAGAGCAGTTACTAGATGTTCTCTTGTATGGCCTGTCAGGAATACTCTGACTTACAAAGTTTCCATAAATTTGTCTGTATTTGTTAAATAATTTATCTATAAAAGATTGATCTTTTTCAATGTAAATTGGTAATATTTCTTGATTATTTTTATTTTCATAAATAACAAAACCACTATCTAGATTTAAACATTGCATATATATTTGAGCTTGACGATAGTGTTCATCTTTTGGTTTTTTATAAATTTGTCTATAATGAAAACCCTCAGAACTAATTGATTTTAATTCTATTAGCTTATCTCCATACCAATTAATAATACCATCTGCTGTGCCCTCAATTGGCGGATCTGAATATGTTACTTTTATTTCTTCATCTACTAGAATACCCATATCTCTAAAATAGGTATACAATCTTTCATGAACAGCATGACCATTATCAAATATTCTATGAGTTTGCGGACTAAAATTAGGAGTTACCTCGACACCTTCAAATAAGTAGTACCAATACCTAGAGCACTGATTTGTATAGCTGGGGTGAAAACCACTTACTTTTTTAACAACAGTTTCATTTTTCTTAAGAAGTTGATCATCTATTGCCTTGCATAGAGTATTTTCTAAATCTGCCGGAGACCTATGCTCGACAACGACAATCTCTTTTGGCTTTTTTAACTGTTTTAATGATTTCATTGACCAAAACCGCCCTTTCCGGCAATTTTTAATGCATTTATGTTCTCCGAGAGAGCCTCATACATTGTTTTCCATATATCATTGACAAATTTATCTTGATCGCTCATAACCGCCGACTTTCTTTTAAATGCTTGTGATTTAATAATCATTAATGTTCTGTACGCTGCAAGTATATTAGCATACTTAATTGCCTGAGTACCTAAATAATGATCTGGATTTTCAATAATATCCTGAACAATTCTAATACATTCAACAAACTCCTCGGACTTATCGCCCATTTGCTCAGCAATAATATCTTTATTAATAATAATGTCAGGCATTATTGATACTCACTCCCTTTGATAAGTTCTTTAAATACATCCCAATCAATTATTGCAACTTTAGTCTCAGAATCTTTTCCCATAACCACTGAAATACATGGGTATTTATAATTATCCCCCCATGAATCTTTGACAAGTTTTTTCCAAGCTTTATGACTGAGAGTAAATGTCTTGCTGTTATGTTTATAATCAACAAGAAATTTATTTAAAGTAGCATCCCCCTTTTTAACCCCTCTTCCGGAGTTTTTAACAGGCTTTGCTTTATCTTTTTTTATCTCCTCTTTTTCAGTTCTTTTCATTGAGAATTTCCTTTCCAATATCCGTACGCTGTTTGTCTGTAAGTTCAATTGCAGCCAAACCATTCCACTTTTGGTCCTGATAAGAATACCACGCACCTCTACGCTGAATGATTTCCATTTCGACAGCAATATCAATTAACTCCCTATCTGTATCAATTGCCCCCTCCTGCGGTAAAACGTAATAATAACCAGTAGTTCCAATACTTGGTAATTGCTTTGTTTTTTCAATTGTCCAAGTTGCACGCTGACTAGTGATGAGGTTTGTTTCATCCCTTTCCATTTCATTTTTTGACATTGATAAAAATAATTTCACAATGTTATGCATGTTGTGATGAACGGTATTACCCATCTTTGCTTTTGTTACAGCAAACATACCGCTAAGATCCACTGTCTGGTGAGCGACAAAGAGCATTACATTTCTCTCTTTATGCAAATAATTGACGAGCTTTTGAAGTAAGAAACCCTGAGACCTTGATTGCAGCCCCATCGCCTTTCCCCCTTCCGGTTTATCATAGAATTCTTCCTTAATAATGTTAGAAAGACTGTCAAATAAGAAAATGTGTTTTTCTGTTGAATGATTAAGATATTCATAAATATTTTTAAGTATCTCTTCAACAATGGTTGATTGAACAACAACTATATCATTAATATTTATATCGCACTTGGCAGCATATGCATCATTATAAGATGATTCCGAATCAATAATAACTGGTCTATATCCAAGACTTTGCGCTTTTGCTAAAATCCTAAAGCACATTGTTGTCTTACCAACAGACGGCGTGCCCCAAAACAAATGTGTAGCGCCGGTGTTAAGTCCACCGCCGAGTGCTCTGTTTAATCCAATACTCGGTGTCGGTATCACTTCATGCACTGGCATTCTATCGCCCTTGCGTTTATCTACTAATAACATATCTCTCCTTATTCGTATATGTGCTCTGGTGTAATATAATTAATATTTTTTCTTTTAATATAATCTTCTATCGTAATTATTTTATCAGAAGAATCGAGTTTAAATGTGTCAAGACGATTAAGTGATTCTTTATCTTCAATCTTTGATAGTCGTGCTGCATACCATTGCCCCTCTATCAAAATATTTTTAATTTTCTTATATACAGAATTGAACAAAATAACCTTAAAGAACTGCTTACCATCCCAGCAATATACGCTTGCCATTTCTTTATTGCTTTGAGTTGTAAAGATTCTAATATTAAAGATATACATCATTGTTTTTGGGTCGTTAACAAATCCAATATCATGTTTGTAAACCCAAGAGTATTTATGATTGACTCCAGTTTTTTTCATCATCATAATACCAAACAATCTTGAGTCATGTAACTGAAAGACATCGCAATAGGCATGCAGTGTTCTATCACCAATTAATGCATACACATAGTCTCGCTGTGCTAATTCCGTATTTCTTTCACCAAAAACTGTACATGAACCAGAATGATCTTCAAATTCTATACGCAAATAGTTTTGCGCTTTCTTTGTAGATCTAACAACAGCCTTAATCAGTGTAAGATTTGACATTGTTTCATGAAAATCTGCAGCATTTTCTACAAATTCGTCAATCTCTGTCTTAAATTCACTAGATTTAATTGGAAATCCCAGAACAGGGAGATAATATCTTGGATGATCAAATTCTGAAATATGACCAATTGATTGAAATGCACCAACTTTATCTAAACTTTCTCTCAATGGAGCCTTGATTGCAGATTTTGAACATTTATTACTAAACTCCTCGAACGAATTAAATGGTCGTTTAGCAAAAATTTCTTTAATCGCACTTGCACCACAACCCGCTACATTTGCAAGACCAAATCTAATACCCAGATCTTCATCAGGCAGTGACATTGAAAAAAATTCTTGCGATTTATTAATATCCGGTGGGTAAATTTTAAGCCCTAATCTTTGAGCTTCCATTAAATATGCGGTAATTTTATCGGTTGCCGACTCGTTGTACAGCAGCGCCCAGATAAATTCAAGCGGATAATTAACTTTCAACCACATTGTCTGATATGACATAAGAGAATATGCAACAGCGTGAGATTTATTAAACATATACAAAGCTGACATTTCAAATTCCGACCAAATTTTTTCAGATTGTATCTTAGTAAGATATTTATTGCTTACAAACTTATCTTTAAACTTATCAAAACCAGCTATATCCTTTTTTTTACCAATAATCTTACGCAACGAGTCAGCTTCTGACCATGTAAACTCAGCCAAAAGCACTACCATCTGCATCAATTGCTCTTGGAATATAACTGTGCCATATGTCTCTTCTAAAATTGGCATCACTATCTTATGTGGATACTTGGGGCTTGACTTGCCCTTTTTGCAATCGATATATCTCTGCCCCTGTGATAATAGGGCACCAGGCCTAACTAGGGCATTTGACACTACAAGATCGTTAAAATTATCGATACCCATTCTTTCTATCAAATTACGATAGGCGGCGGCATCTGTCTGGAAAATACCCACCGTATTAATGTTATTGAAATTCTCGTACACCCGGGGGTCATCCAGAGCTAAGGATTGTGCCTCTACATTGGCACCAAACCGCTCTAGGATCATCGCTAATGCGTCTTTAATGACAGATACGGTCTTGAGGCCCAAAACATCTATTTTTATTAAACCAACGGCTTCTGCGTCCTCCATCGCAAAGGCGGTCACGGAGCTGCGCTCACCACCTTGAGAGTCTTTTCTGGACTCCACAGGACACACTTGTGTTAATGGTATAGCAGATACCACCATCCCTGCAGCATGGACACCTGCCGTGCGTACACGATCTTGTAGGCGCTCTGCAATTTGTGGAACGTCCGGATATTTACGGACAAATATCTTACCTTTATCTGTACTCTTAAGTTCATCAATTGTTTCAAAGTATGGCGTTATAGAGTTAATCTCTGGAAATGGCACTTGTAAGATACGAGCAACATCTTTAATAGCACTCTTGGGCTTAAATGTACCATAAATTGAAATTGCGGCAACTTTATCCGTCCCCCAGCGATAGGCAAGATAGTTTTTAATCTCATCTCGGCGCTTATCTTCAAAATCCAAGTCAATATCCGGATAGTCATTTCTTTCTGGATTTATAAATCTGGAGAAAAGGAGATTGTATTTAATTGGGTCTACCTTGGAAATGTCGAGCAAATAGGCCAGCAAACTACCGCCCACTGAACCTCGCCCTGTGCCTCTGCCAATATTATTATTGTCCGCCCATTTAACTAAATCCCATACAATCAAGAAGTAGTCGGCAAATCCTAGCTGTTTAATGACACCCAATTCTTCATTGAGTCTTTGTAGATATTCCTCCCCCAAGCCTATCTCTTTTAAGCGAAAACTTGTAACTTCCGCCAAATAATCATCAGAGTTGATTTTACGCATGAATTTTGGCAACAGGTTCTTTCGCCTCCCCAACTTTGCCGTACATTTATTAGCAATCTCAATTGTATTCTCCAGAATATCTATTCGATCATAACCGGCATCTTTAAACCACGAAGCTACTTCGCCAGCTTCTGCCAGGTAGGGATTAATTTTATCGAATCGCAAAGATCGATCAGGATACATATTGTTAATCTTTTGGACCATATCAAGACCTGGGTTATGAATACAATCAGAATGCTCTTTGGCATGCCTTAGCTCTGCGGCTCCCATACCGGGGTATTGTGAGAGCATGAGCAGTATCTCTTCACACCCCTTATCTTTTCTTGTTGGAAAATGACAATCTGCTGTTGCTACAACAGGTCTATTGTATGCAGTCGCTAGGCTGATAAGTCCGTCATTGAGTTCTTTTGGATTCCAAGCTTGTATTTCATAATAGAAATCATCTTTAAATATCTTTAAAAACCGCTCCGACAATTCCTGCGCCCTAGATGTATCTTTAGCCATAATTGATTTAGATATAGCACTAGCCATACATCCAGATAGAGCGATAATATCATTGTCTACAAACTGTTCCAATAATTGAAAATCAATTCTTGGTTTATAATAGAAATTTTCTGTCCACGCGGTTTGATTGATTTTAAATAATTTTTGCAGACCTTCATTTGTTTTGGCTATAAGAATAAGATGAAATCTCTCGCTATTATCTTCAGAGTCTTGCGGGACAGACTCTACGAAATATGCCTCAATACCAAACAATGGTTTTATATCATGAGCTTTACAAGCGTCTTGAAATTTCAAGACCCCACCCATTGTGCCATGATCAGTAATTGCCGCCGCAATTTGACCATTGATACTTGTTATTTTTGCAATCTCATCCGGTGTGGACATACCGTCGAGCAGTGAGTATTCAGAATGACAGTGAAGGTGAACGAAATCTGTCACTTTGTATCCTTAAATCTAATTAATAAATTTTTCTAATGTAATATCAAACAATGTATCTATACTATTGTATTTATCCCAAAATTCTTTATTATACCATTGCTTTCTGAGGTAACAATTAATATTAAATTTTTGCAGTTCTTCTATTTCCATAGGATTGTCCTCTACAACAAATAGTGGATCAATGGTCTTGATTACGTCAATCTTCTTACCAAATTGTGAAAATCGCGGCACTCTTGAGTTTATATTCCATTTTTCCAACCACGGCAAAGTTTGTTCTATTGACGCCTGCTGTTGCCTTGCAGTAACAATTTCTATATCATAACCAATACTAAACCAATAATTTATTTGATACCAAGCATCTTCATACGGCTTCATATTAGCCCAGAATAATGGTATATTAAATATGTTTAAAATATCAGGATCATTAACTGTAGATATAAGTGATGGCCCATAGTTGGCTTCATCAGCAGGCACGCCTAAACCATCAAGCCAATTGCTCATTGATGAATCGATATCGGCAATTACGCCATCTAAATCCAATACAATTGTGAGATTTTTTACTTTTGTTATTTTCATTTTTTCCTTTTGTGGAGGCAAAGGGAGTTGAACCCTTAACCTTCTGCTTGCAAAGCAGATGCTCTTACCGATTGAGCTATGCCCCCCACCCTGGCTAATGCAACCCCTACCAGCTCACCAAGTATCTTTTAATTCACCAGTAGTCAAGAACACCTGCTGCTTTTCATAAGGAAGCTTCATGTACACATTGTCTAACTGATGCATTTCCAGATCCGTAATTGCTTTCGCTTCTGGGGATACATCTAAAGGAATGATGGAGTAATTTGTATCGTGCTGTGCGGAGCCAGTACGAGAATACTTGTAGTATCTGTCAGTAATCGTACCAAACTCTTTGGCATACTCGATAAGTGTCAAACCAACATGTCGTTGATTAAATGTTGTGTCCAACACTCTTGGTGCCCATATCCCCAGCTCTTCTTCAACTGCAATATTGATCAGCAGGTGCGGTCTTGGCCTCCATGCTTTATCATTAGTTGACTGCTCGGTTGCCCAGCATCTATAGTTATATTCTTCCATAGATGCAGTCGAGAGACATTTCCACTTCCAGTTAATTGGTGAAACCACCACTGGAACTGTAATTGCCGCACCAACCTTTTCATCATAATTCTTTGAGTCTTCTGTTAGTTCTTGTCTGAATCTAATTCTGAATGACTGCCCCGCTTGAACAGTAAAAAAACGGTTTGGACGTTTCCCTTTTCCACCTGCCGGTGTTACTGCCTTTTCAAGGTCTTTTAGTGTTTTAATTGATGTAAATGCCATTTGTTTTTCTCCTAAATAATTTTGTTTTTGTTGTTAATTGCTTCTTTTATTTCATTACTAGTCATTTCGCCCGGGTCTTTCAACCCCGGCGGAATGCTTGCGAACGAGAGATCTTTCCCTCGGCACATCTCTATGATACCACGCCGCATGGCCTCTCCAGCCTCATCATTGTCGGAAAATATGATAATACTATCAAAAAATTTCCGAATTATCTTCATCTGTTTTTCTGATACCATAGCGCCAAGTGTTGCTACCGTATGTGGAAATCCAGCTTGATGAACAAACATACAGTCCACACTGCCTTCAACAATTATACATGAAGGGTGTTGCTTAGCATTTTGGATATTAAACAGATTATCGGCCCTCTTAAAACCTCGATTATAAAGATATCTCGGTTCTTGATAGGACTCCACGGCTCGCCCAATAAGCCCTGTAAGTTTATATGTATGAGATCTTACTGGTATAACAACTCTATTTTTTTCCATAGAGAAACCAACTTCAAAGTATTTAAGCGTATCTATCGTCAAGCCTCTTTCTATTAGAGTTATAATCTTTTTAAGTTGGGATTCGTCTTTATAGTCAATTGATAGATTATCTATAGAAAGATCATCTTTATCTTCTTTATTGATATTCGACTGTTGATCAAAAATTGGTTTATTCAATATAAAATTTCCACTGTAGGGTTTACCTGTCAAATAAGAATATAATTGTCTAAAGTTACCCTTTTTACCGCACGATGGATTAAAGCATTGCCAGAGACCTGTCTTGATATTTATATACATTGCTGCACTGTGCGTATTTTTATGAAATGGACAAAATACATTTAATTCATCCCCAGCTGCTGATTGTATTGGCACTGAGTATTTAGTAAATAAATTATATATTTCCTCTTGCAACTGCTTAGACGAAAATTTTGAATTTATAGACATTTCGCTCTTTATCATAATCAGTAATTAAATTTGTTTTATCAAAATTGCCTTTTTCTTTTCTAGCCTCATCTTCCATCCAAGGTCTTAATCTATGCAATGTTTCAATGTCGACAACCTCACCGGAGACGATGATTCTGTTTATTTTTTTGAGTTTTTTCATTTTTCTACCCATCAGATATCCCACTCCTCACTCCATTTCCCTATTTCCAGATTCCATCTAAGATAGAAGCCGAATTGCGATGCTCGTCTTACTTTCCTAGATACCACTTGAAATAAATCGGAAGCCGCTTCTCGGTGTATGGCTAGAACTAAATCTGCATCATATGCCAGCTGTTTACTCCACGCAACCTCTTCCAACTCAGGTGGTCTTTCAGAATGACCATCAGCCATTGTAACTGCTGCAACATCTATTATTGGAATGCTATTACGAACGGCTATTCTTTTAAATGCTTTTGATAAATTCTTTGCCTTTTCTGTTTCTGTTTTGGCACCAGATGCGTCATCAAATAAACCGTGGTAGTCAAGGATAACAAGATCAGGATGATATTGGTCAATTTTAGCCTGAACCATATTTTGATCCGCTGTTTCAAGACCCTCTGATGTTACTAAATGTATTGAATGCTTACCAGAAAAAGTTTTCTCTGCCCATTTTTCATATTTTTCAATAATTTCTGGATTGGCTTTTACTAAGTCGGTATTAGTAAAATGGCCTTCTCCATTATTTAAAAGTGTATCAAGTCTTTGCCCCTCTTGCTGTTTATTCATTTCAAGAGAAATAATTAATGGTCGATAACCAGCCTTCCAGGCATTTACTGCAAACAGTCTTGCAATAAATGATTTACCAACACCAGTCCAGCCCAAAAGAACAATAAAATCCCCCGGCTGCCAACCACCAAAGACCTTATCAATTACATTAATTCCCGATGGAATGCCTTGAATTTCTTTTTTATTCCTCGATCTTTCCTTAAGATCTTGCGCCCTATCTCGCCATTCACCAGCTAAATCTGTATCTTTAAGATTACTAGAGAACTTATAAAGCTTTGAAGATTCTTCCATTAAATATGATATCGCTTGCCTTGCACCAACATCACTAATTAATGAATGTGCTTTAGAAACAATACTTCGTGCTTGATATGCTAAAGATTCTTTTTTAGCTTCATCAATATAATAACCAATTGGTTCCGGTGTTGAAATAAATTCAAAGTCCGCATGATGTTGCTTTATAGTTTCTTTTGATGGTACTCGTTTATGATTCTCGAAGTGTTCAACTATAAAGTTCCATATATCTCGATGTTCAAGAAAAACTTTTTCAACACCACCATTTACAGCAGAGATATAGTCTTTCGAGTCAATAATTGCATTGAGCAATCTAACCTCATAATTCATTTATGATCCTAATCTTTTTTTAGTTTCCTGTACAATATCTTTAAACTTATCTTGAGACTTTTTTTCAAACTCAATTCTTTCAACAAATGATCTCGATTCAATAGCAAAATCAAACACCAAGAAAGGACCAGGGCGAGATTTTACAAAATACTCAATTGCCTCCTCTAGACCATCTTTTCTATAAAATGTAGCCAATGCATCAGCAACTTGCTCCTGCCTTGGGGAGTCTGGTATAAAAAGCTTATGATACTTTTTGCAACAACTTTTGAAGTACTCTATCAGTTCGTTTCCAGTTAGAATCATCCGGCTTCTTCACCTTCTTCCAAGTTTCTTGCATAACATCAAATTCTGAAAGACCACCATTAACACCATAAAAAGAATCTGTTTCCCACATATTTAAAATACATTCTTTTCTAACAGTGCATGATTGGCAGACAGTTTTTGCATACTGTACTTCTTGATAATTATATGAAAACCAATACTTACTATTCTTATCTATCAGGCATAGCGCCCTTTTTCTCCAATTAGAAATCATTTCTCAGTATCTAGCTCTTGAAGTTTTGCTTCTATTTGGGAATCAACTGCATCCCACAACTTCTTCCAACTATCCTCGTCTTCAATACCACTGCATATAATCCTTGCACCAGCATCTAATCTTAATGATTCGTAGTTTCCAAGATTTTTGGTAATCCCAACTGAAGCCCAAATTTCGACTTGATCTTGGTTTAATTTATTAACTTGTGCCATTTTTATCTCCTGTTGATTTTTATCTTTTGTGACATTCTGATTATTTTGACTGGAATTGATTTATTACTGGACGGTCGCCCAGGCATTCTACCATTGAAAAAAGAAACCATATCGTAAACATCGTTCTTTTCATAATATCTCCAATTCTTATAGCCATCACAGGTTTCGCTAAATTTCTTCCCCGTTGATATTAAATTACGCTTTTCATACTTACGAATAGTATCTGGTCTCTTTTCTACAATCTTTGCGATTTCTCCTATGGTATAGATTCTATGCAATATTAGCTCTGCACCATTGTAAGGAAACTCGATTTCAGCTTTGGTGCTTAAATCAATTGCATAGATTTTATTCATATTTTTTACAATCTTCTTTATTTTTATAATTGTTGTAGAATATTTGTAAAATTTATTTTTAATTATTTTATCCTGTAACAACATATCTTTCTCTGACTTGCTTAAAATTAAATTTCTTAAAGATTGTATTTAATTCTGAAACCTCCATGTCCACACCTCTAGCGCATCCAATACATGTTAAATCAATATAATTTTTTCTTCCAGCGAAATACTGAACTCCAAGTAGCATTTTATTATGACAATGTAAGCATCTCAATTCCCTGTTGCAATAGTAACTTTTTATTTCCGGAATTTGTATTTTTTTCATTTATCTAGCCAACAGTTATATTCTGCTGTTACCATGCCTTTCTCGGGATGTACAAATACTAATAATTGCGATGGCCTTCCAGCTGAGGCTAGCGTTTCAGCAGCGTATGTATTAACAGACTCTGGACTTCCAGCAATTCTGAGCTGAACGGTATTAAATGTCATCTTTGTAGGGGTATGGAAATGACCTATATAGATATCATCGAATTCCTCCTCTACCGCCCCAATTTTCCAACCATAGGCCTTCTTTTGAAAAGCATAAAATGATGAAAGACTTCCAAATTGATCTCCATGGCAAAGTAATGCCTTATATTTCCCGATTTTATCTACTGCGTACCAATGCCTCTCACCACGACCGTCTGGGATAATAAATTTAACTCTCGGCTCTTTTTCAAACATCAACTGTGTAATACGATAGAGCATTCTATCGCCATTTGTTTCTGGGTCATGGTCTCTTTTTGCCCTACCACCAATTGAACCATGATTTCCTATCACACCAACAAATGTAACCTTTTCAAAGTTTTCAAGCATTATGTTTATGAAATTTTTCATAATTCTGGGGCCGTCAACTGTTATCTGCCGATATAAACCACCGTCAACTAGAAATGACTGACCTGGAAAGATTAATTCACCCTCTATAATGTCACCCAAAGCCCAAATTCTAATTTCTTTTATTGGATGATCTTTTCTTTGCATTTCAACAAGATTAATAATTTTTTCTGCGTACCTATAAACTCTTTCTTCACAAATCGTAGAGTTATAATCAGGCGTTACTTTAGATAATTGCCAATCTGAAAGAATCGCTACTGCAACCTCTTCATTTCCACGTCTTTTATCAATTTTTGGCTTAGGAATTGGCTTAAATTTTGTAGAGGCAATATCATCCTTGACTGCTTGATAAACCGCCGATGTTAGGTCGTCACTCTTTGTTTTCAGTTTATTATATTCCTGCAGTAACCTTGTGTATGCCACCTTAATTTCGGCATCTGAGTCTGGTTTTTTACCCGATAGCGGATCGGTGGGCACTTCAAACAACCCCTTTTCTCTACGAAATTTGCAAAGACCGCTGATATCAATCGATCTCCGGCATTCCTTGTCAGCGAATTTCTGATTTGCGGTTTTAGGGTCGAATTCCTGGTCGCAACCCTCCGCTGCACAAATTTTCATAGGGTCAATTATACACGATTTTCTCGCGGCAAGGTGCCGCCTGAGATATTTTTGGGATTAATTTTAGACGCCTCTCGTCTTAAATCATTTTTACGACGCATACTTTCGCCCATTTTTTTCCGATGTTGCCGGGATGGTTTCCTACCTTCTCGATGTATCGCACTATGCTCCGACACTGTACATAGAAATAAATTATCAAGGCGATTGTCAGTTTTTATTTCATTTATATGATGCACAGTCTCCCATGCCTCAAGATATCTATTTAGATACTTCTCAACGACAAGACGGTGCTCATAGACATACCCTTTAATATTGTACTTATGTTCTGGGCTAAGAATTCTGACATAGCCTTTGTCGTCAATGTATTTTCCGCCTTTATAATTTGGATTATTTTGACCATGAACATTTCTCTCTGTCCATTCAATATCTTTCCTTTTAGAGGCTAAGCTATCTTTCATCAGATACTTGCACCAACATCCTCAACTAATAATTGCAGCCTTTGCTCTGCAGTGGGGGTTACACTTATTTGTGGGGCATTCGATAAACCAGAGGTGCCGCCAGTTCTTGCCACTGCTACGGAGAAAGAATTGGCAACTAGGCCGCCTCCACTTTCTAAATAAACTGAATATGTTCCCGCACCAATAATAGTAATATCATTTGATTTAGTAGATAGTGTTACTGTTTGTGCATTTGCTGCTGTATTATAAAATGCATAGGGTGGAATGGTAAAATTCCAAACCATTAGTGGAGACGAAGCGCCATAGCCACTGGATACGGCATTATAGAGTTTAAGCTTAAGTATTGCATCCTCCGCGCCCTTGCCCAAAATATTAAAGCCTGGAAAAACACAAGTTAATTTGTAGTAACGATTTTGGTCGATTGTAACTCTTTGATCCGAGCCACCATCGGGATTAGTTAGTGCCAAGATTTGGATATCGGAATCAGCAACGTTATTTGTAGCCTCTGAGGTAGTTTCTACAAATTCTAAAACGCCTTGCGGTTTTGCATCATTTGCATCCCTAATTTGCTCCATATTCATAGACATTTGAGACATTCGATCAGAAGAAATTGGGGTTCCATCAGTCCATGAAACAAAGACGTAGTTTTCGTATGCCATTTAACTATTATACCCCAAATGCTGCTCAATTGCCTTCAATCTATCATTTAAATCATTAATTGCGGCCAGTAAATGCGGTATCATTTTTACATACACAACTTGCTGGTATTCTTCAGGGCTTTCCGAACCAACAATAAACTCAGGAAGCAATGTTTGCAATTCATCCGCAATTACTCCGATACCGTGTTGCCCTCGTAGCCAAGATTGAGGCATGTCGTTTTTATAATCAAATTCATATATTTTAATTGAATAAATTTTTTCTAGAATTTCAGGAGTAATTGGCTGAATATTTTCTTTTTGCCTTCTATCGGAGTAAAATCCATCTGGAAAGAAATACGGATCAACATTAGGATCATTATTTATGATACAACTAAGACTTCCACTGTCATTATCCCAACCAAATGCTATACCAAATCTACCCCCCGAAAGATTGGAGGCATTATAATACACACCGGTTCCCCCAGCGATAATCATATCGCCAGATTCAATGCCCCCGTTAGCAGTAATTGTATCGTCAGATTGAATGCCTCCGTCAGCATATACAGTTCCAGCCGTATATATTCCATTGTCACTAAAATAGGTGCCATCGTCAGGAGACGGATTTGCATGATCCCCAGTAGAAAATGTTGAACCAAAAAACCCACTAACCGCAGTAATATATCCAGTTGTTTGGGTAGTCATATTGCCCTCAATATCATATTCAGTTTTAAAATATTCAGTCTCTGCTGTATTGCCAACGTAAAGCCTGACATCGCTGACGGACGGGTGGTCGGCACTAACCAATTCTAACTTGGCAACACGACTCTCATCTTCAACTCGTAAACCAGCCCTAAATTGCTCAAATTTTCCAATCGCTAATTCTCCATTAATTTGTTCTTGATGTGTCATTTCATATGTCAAGGAGTCGTTTTGAATTTTCCAATTGCCAATACTTCCACCAGTGGCGATAAGACTACCTGCAGGTGTAATTTGAAACCTACCGTCTCCACTAAAAATAGATCCATCGCTGGGGTTAATATAAATATCTCTACCAAGTCTAACTACATTACCAATATCATCAATTGTTACAGAAGTGATACCATTCGAACCTTTAAATGAAAAACCGTCTGCATTCCAGAAATTATTATTATCAATAAGAAATGAATTAGCATTAACATTTGCTTGAACATCAACATCTGTTCCAATAACTATAGTCCCATCATCGGTATAAATGCCGTTATCGCCACCGAGTTTAAAACCGTTCGTATTCCAGAAATTATTATTATCAATAACTAAAGCACCAGCTGTGAGGGTACCCCTAATTGAAGCTGCACCGAATTCGGCGGCTCCATTGCTATATAATACCCATCCAGATGTATTAGCCACATAATTGTTGCTACGTATAACATTATTGACTAAAACTATATTAGCCGCCAACTCATTTGCCGTAACTGCACCAGCTGCAATGTGAACAGATTGAACAGAATTTGGCAGTAATCTGACACCTGACGGGCCGAGAACATCGGTTTTAATAACATTTGAAATAACTGTTTTTAAGTTGTCAAAGTTCCTTTGCTGATTTATTTGTCTTTGATTTGACCCAATTTTACCAACAGTAAAATCATAAATAGAATATTGCCCTGTATCGATCAACGAAGACGACACACCATCATGGTCATGCCCGCCTTCAAAGAATACTATAGAGTTTTCCGATATAGCATTGCCAGATCTAAAACCCATTAGACCACCTTCCTTACAACAATAGACTGGGACAAGCTTTTATCATAATTAAAATCAGAACTTATAACCCAGTAGTCACCATTTATAATATCAAAGGAATCCATAGTTGATATTCTTATTCTATCACCAAGTTGTAATTTTGGTATTGTTAATACGTTTAAATTTAAAATTGGCACTGGATCCCCCATTTTATTAATAATAAAATTAGCTAGTCTTTTAGCATGATCAAGATTAGTAATAAATCGATTATCAATTATTATTTCTTTTAATCCATATTTTCTAATATTATCATCTAGAGCTACTTTCTTTTCTTTGACATCCCCAGTATTTTCACTAACAACAACTGGTATGCCTGCAATAGCGGTAAAATGCTTTTCTTGTGTGATTGGATTCTCTCCTTCTATATATACTATATCCCCGGAAACATTACTATTGGCAGCTGCGATAATTAGGACAGCTCCATATGGAGTTGGATTATATCTAATTAAATCCAATTTTGGCGGCTTAACTGTTGATATATTTGTAATTAAGGGTTGCTCAATCATATAAGCCGGTGATTTATCGAACGTCAATTTATCATAAACTTTAACTTCTCTAACAAGAGTATTTGAACTATGTGCAACCGCCTGAGTATCGAATTGCCCTCGCTCTAGTGAGATGAAAGAATTACTCGTTGTATTACCATATTTAATTATTTCACTATCGATCATTAAATAACCTGTTTTGGGGAAGAATGGATCATCTGTTGTTGAAACACTTATGCTTGTATCCGAGTTGCTCATTGATCCAGTTAGTAAAACAACAGCCACTGTTGTTGGATCTTCTGCTCTCCACAATCCTTGTTTGCTCATAATATTATTAGTAACACCTTGTGTTTTTACTGTTACTTTATTTGTCTGTAATTGAACATTGTAGCTTGCATCTATTATGTTTGAAGAATCAGAAAGTGTATATTGAACATTAGAATGTTGATCAATTGATGTTTCAAAAAGTCTATTAAAATGTTCATATCTAGCTTGATTATATTCATCAAAGTATAATCTTCCAAAATCTGCCAAACTAATCTCATCAATAATTTGTCCTATTGTTTGATCGTTTCCATAGATAAATGGCATGACCTGTATTGGTT